CTCGGATTACTCCCCTATGGTGGGGGGAGGTCCTTCATGTCTGACACGTTAGACATGAACCCACGCGGTCTTATGGCGTACGCGCCCGCGGATTGCGTATACATCAGCTCCACCCCGTCCTCCACTTATGAGGAGTGAACGGAGTACTGAGCACCAGCCCAGGTCATGGGATTCCTCAAGAGGAATTTCCGTGAGCAGTCGGGCTTGGAGCCTGTTATAGTCATTGTGTAAATGACCAGGCACCCTAACCCTAACCCTAACAGAACCCAATCGCCAATGCCCTGATCGCTTATCGCGGATCAAGGTCTCCCCATCCAATCTTTGCCCCCACACTGTATCTTTAAAGTACAGCGCGGACGGACCACTTGTGCTTTCTTCTCCCTCGCGGGATGGAAAAACAGGTGGCTCGAAACCAAAGAACTGTTTGAACAGCTCTCTGAGTTTAACAATCAGGGACGGGTCCCAATGGCTATACTTCAACAATATATTATTACATACATCGTTAAAGCGGAGCAATGTCTCTAATTCATCCCCTGCAAGACTTGATTTAACCCGAAAGGGCGTCACCAAGTATCCTGCAAAGTAGTCCGTACCACAAGATTCCCTGAAGGGTCCCTTGTAGAAGCTCTTGTGCTCGTTGACCTGTAGGCCAACAGCATTTAGAAGCTGGACGACTGTTCCGACCTGGTTGGTCGGAACGATGATATCATCGCCAAATACCGACACGTCGTCTACCCCCCAAGCGGTTGCTCGGAGGGCTGAGTCCTTGTCAGCATTATCTCCACGTCTGAACAGTGCTTTTCGAAAGCGCTCAGAATACGTGGGTTTTGCTGCATTGCACAACGCCCAGAAGACGATCGCCTCAACGGGGAAACAGACAGCTGATCCCATTGGCGCGAACTTCCAGAGAGGGACTTCCTCTCCGGACGTATAGAGAGATTTTGTCTCTCCACTCCAGCGAGGACATTCCTCGCCGTTAGGCAGTACCGTGAACTCGGAACGGCAGGCATCGAAGCATTCAACCCAATCACTGGGAAAAAGCCTCGTTACAAGCCACCAAGACACACGGTCCGATGCCTCCTTCAGGTCCAACGACGCAAGGTCCCCAGTTTGGGAGCCTAGTAATGCTAATCGTTGGTTTCTGGTCTGATCAGTACAACTGACCTGACGCCGGACGTTAGGGTACCGTTCTATAGCATCATACAGTAGGGTCATTAGGCCCTGTTGTATGTACATGAACTCTCTAGGTTCCGCGCTGATGAAGCGCGGGCCTCGGGAATCCTTCGGAACGAGAATACCTCTTGCACCTGGTTCAGGTTCTTCACGAACATCCAACTTAGAATTCAACATAGTCGAATCTAGGCCGTTAATGCCGCTTACGAACCACTCAGAATACGGATATACCGCATCAAGCTTCGCGATGAAGCGAGCTCCCTGCCAGCGCCCATGTGGCGTCGACTGACAGGCTGTAGCACCGGTGCCATATCTG